CGACAGCCACGGGTGTACCGGGCCATCGACCTCATCAAGGCGTACGACGTTTTCTCGAAGGCGGCCTAGGGAGGCCGTACGTGTCGAGCATGTGGTCCGCGTACTCGGCCGAGTACAAACCATAAAAGTAGCACCACGTCTCGCGGATCTTCCGATCCTCGTCGATCTCGTCCGACCACTCGGCGACAAGGCTTTCGTGTTCGCGACGGTCGCGTCCCCTGAAGCTGCCGGAGTAGTCGGCACCGTACGTGTTCGACACCTTGACCCATGACCGGCTACGCATCATTCTGGCCATGCGTCAACCTTACGGGGCAACCCGCCCGTTCGCCACGAAAGAGGCGTGAGTGCTCGGCATCAGCTCACGCCAGAGGTTCTCCATCTTGTCGGCGACCATGTTGATCTCCTGCTGCGGAGAGGACGTCACCGTCGCGTCCGCGTATTTCGTCCGCAGGCTGAGGAAGTGCATCAGGCTGCGGGCGTTGCAGGTGACGTAGCCGGAGAAGTAGATACCGAACCCCAGGGCCAGGCGTGCCACCTCGCGCGCCACTCCTGCCTGGATCATCGTCTGGTAGGCATCCCAGGACGTCTCGTACGCCCTCTCCAGCTGCTCCACGACGACAGCGTGCAGGGTGCCGTCGTCCGTCTCGAAGTCGTACGCCCCCGCCTTCCCCGTCTGTACGAGGGGGCGGGTCGGCGAGGGGACGTAGAACGTCGGACCCAGCTCGCGGTACCGGCCGGACTCGATGTTGTACGACCAGCCCACCCGGTGCCGGACCGTCTGCCAGAAGACCACCATGGGTGCCTTCACGAAGAAGGTCATGCTGTTGTGTTCGAAGGGCGAGCCGTGCCTGTCCCGCATCAAGTAGTTGATCAGGCCCCTGTCCTTCGGGGTGAACTCTTCCTGCCCGACCTCCTCGATGTCGAACCCCGCGCGCAGCAGTTCTTCCTCGATCTGCTCGCCGAGCGTGGACACCCGGGCGGCCTTGCACACGCCGAGGTCGGTGGCGTCGTGTCGGACCAGCGCGACGGACACGTCCGAGAGGAATGTCAGATCCGTCATGTTCTCCCCTTCTGTCGGCCACCCCAACGAAAAAGAAGGGGTGCCCGGCAATTCTGCCAGGCACCCCTTGTCATGCTCCGAGCCCCTGAGCCAGGTACGGGACTGCCATACCGACCAGTGCTGCGGCTCCGCTGGCCATCCATACTCGGCGTTCGAGCTGGGTGACCCGCGTCTCCAGTTGAGCGATGTCCGCGTCTGCGCGGTCCAGGTGCTTCTCGATGGATGTCAGACGGCCGTCGATCCTAGCGAGGCCGACCTCAAGGGCAAGACGGATGTCCTCCAAGGTGCATGCCTCCGAATTCGCCACTACACGCCCCCGGTGAGGGATGCGCTCTCGTTGTTGCCGACCCTCTTGGCGACGAGTCCCTTCAGAAGTGCAGTAACGGCGGCCACGCCGCCACCGACGGCGGCAAGCCACACGGACTTGTCCGTCATCTCGGTCACGACGAGCGAGCCCAGGAAGCCCTGGGCGAAGGTCACGACAACGCGCTCGGCGAGGTCGCGTACGTACACGTTCATGAGGGACTCCTAGGATTCGGCGACTTCCAGGTGGATGGTGACCTTGTCGATCTCGCTCTTGATGCGAGTGATCAGGGCTTCCGCGTCGATCTCCGCCGTGTTGGCGGCCAGCTGGGCGACGGTCTTCACCAGCTCGTCGATGGCGACCTGCTGTGCCGCCGTACGGGCGTCCAGGGCCCGGACCCGGTTGCCGATGTCCTTGAGGTAGCTCTGCGGCTGCCACGTGGCGTTCGTGGCCCGGTCGGCTGCCGATGAGGGTGCGGGCACCCTGTCGCTCAGCCACACCGCCGCGTAGATGTCGTCCTTGCTCAGGCCGGACAAGCTGTCCTCCTCATCTCCCGGGGTCCAATCCGCCGGGTGCTTGAGACGCTCGGCCACGTCGGCACGGAATGTGTTCATGTCAAAGGAGGGGTCGATCTTGCGACGCGTCCCCTCCTTGTGGCCGATGATCGAGTGCGCGGTCCAGCCGTGAGCACGGCAGATCGCCGTGGCCCACCGGACGGCGGCGTCGTACTGAGCCTCCGGGTACGGGTCCTTGCCGTTTCCGAGGTTCTCGATCTCGATGCCGTAGTAGTGCCGGTTGCCGTCCACCGGCTCCGCAGCGTCAGGGCGCGGGTGCGTCTTTGACTCGGCCACGACGGCGTCGTGTGCGTTCTGCGCGAACGTCCCGGCGTGGTTGGCCCGGCCGTAGCCGACCATCGTCGCCGTGGCGTTCTTGGCGAGGTGGGTGTGGCAGAGCGGGCCGGGCAGGTCGGCCAGTCCGTTGAAGCACAGGCTCAGGCTGTTCGACCCGGCCGTGTGGTGGATGACGATCCCGTTGAGGTTGTCCCACTTGCCCTTGTGGTTTCGGTTGTTGGTTCGCCAACCGGAGCGCTCGACGACCATTACGCCCTCGGCGCGCAGCGCGGACACGAGGCGATCGGCGGACAGGGGGGAGGCCATGGGTACTCCTTACGCTGCCTGGTAGAAGCCGACGGCGCGGATCGCGTCCGTGCTCGCCCAGGTGAAGGGCGTGACGGCGTCGACCAGGCCCACGGAGACGGCGGCGTAGCCGCCTGCTGCGCCGGTGGAGCCACCGGTGGTCTCAAGTTCGAGAGCTGCGGTGGACGTGAGGCGGCAGCGCAGCGGGTACCGAGCGGAGCCGGGTGTTCCGCCGGTCGCGCTGTCCTGGGCTTCGCCGTATCCGACGATCAAGGCGGTGGTGGACGCGGTGACCGGGAGCGAGAAGCGCCAGTTGTCCGCCGACGTTCCTCCACCGAATGAGGTGGTGGTACCGAACGTGACCTCCAGCCGGAAGAACACGACGTCGCCGGTCTGGCAGTACGAGCCGGACAGTGTGGCGTTGCCGAGGCTGGGCGTTGCCGAACCGGTCGATGTGGACCACGTCGGCGTCCAGGACGACCAACGCGGTGTTATCTGGTTCAGCCGGGCGGCGGTGATTCGCTGCCCGGCCTGCCAGGGGGTAACCCCCATAAAGCGTCTCCTTACAGTGCCGTGATGGCGGGGTAGGCGAGACGCACGTCAGCACCTGCCGAGTGTGTTTTGACGACCCCATTCATGGACCGAGTCACAGTAAAGGTCTGCGGATTCACGACCTTGAAATTGTCGAACTGTATCTGCGGGTTCACGCTCGTGTTTGTGGTGTCCCTGTAGGAGCGAATTCCGACACTGTCCACGGTGGTGATGCTGGTGTCGGACGCCGACAGGTTCCAGTCCCCCGGTTCGGGGGTGGTGAGCTCCCATACGCGAGCGCGAACCGTGCTTCCCGTTACCTGGAATCGCGTGCGGAGGAAGGTGCCACCTGCGTGCGTGACCGGAACGGTGTACGTAGCTAGCTGGGTACCCGATCCCGACACGCGCTTCTGGAGAGTCGCAATGACGGTGCTGCTCGTCGTGTATTCCAGTCGCAGGTTGTAGAAGTTGGAGTTGTCGACCGTGCGGATGACAGGTCCCGCGAAGATCGGCCCTCCGGTGGGGATCGTTGCCGTGGTGATGTCGACGTACACGTCGATATCCGCACTCGGAGCTGTGATCAGTGCGAGCCGAGCGGAGTTGACTGCCGAAGGGGAGATGGCTCCGTAACCGCCGGTCACTGAGAAGTCTGCCGCAGTGCCGGTGGTCGCCCAGGTCTGCCCGGAATCCGCTGTACCCCAGCCGTTACTTTCGGTGCGACCGAACTTGTCGTACACGCTGCGCGTGCACCCCGTGACCCGCATGACTTCACCGCCGATACGGATATCGAAAGGGAAGTCATCAGGGAGTTCGTCGTCCACGGTGGGGCGCAGAGTCAGCATGTCGGAATACAGGACGTCGGTTGCCGGAGGGAAATCCGGGACCGTCGGAGACATGTTGACGTACGCCGCGCTCGCGGGCGCAATCGCCGTCCCCTGGAACCACGTCCATTCACCGGCCGTCAGCGTCTCGTTGGCTGAATTCGTGGACAGGTAGTTGAACGTGGCGTCGAACCAGTTGATGTTGAGGTCCACGCTGCGCGAGGTCTCGCACATCTGCCAGCCGGAGAAGGTGTACGACTTCCCGACGGTGACGGCGGTCATGTCGGACCCGGCGTTCGGGTACTGAGTGACCCCGTCCGGTGTCAGCTTCATGGACCAGTCGCCGAGGAAAGGCGGAATGCCCGGCGTTTCTACGCGTTCGATGGTGCAGCCATTCCCCGCCCAGCCGGTCAGGTCGGTTTCGAACGCGTAGTTGGTGACCAGGGACGGGGCTGCGATCACCCATTCCGGACCGGAAGTCACCTGGACATCCACGTCGGTTTCCGTGGTGGTCAGGTCTTCCTTCAGCACGCTGCCGTCGGTGTCCGCGTGGGTGTACAGGCTCTGCGGCGAGTACGCCTCGTACGCCACGTTGTACGGTCCGTACGGCGTGCAGTTGTACTTGATGGTCCAGTGGTACTGATCGAAGGACTCCGTGTAGCCCTGAACAAGCAGGTCGATGGTGTCCGGCGGCAGCCACGGCGGCGGGTTGGTGATCTGGAGACGGCAGCCGAAGTCCGTCAGTAGCGCCGCCGAGACCGTGGCAGGTGCGTTCGCCAGGTCCACGGTGACCTGGGGGAAGCGCGTCTCGTCCCACGTGCCCCGGTGCAGGAGCCAGCCCGCGTGGTGCGAGGGCTGGTCGTCGCTGTACAGCTGGAAGGTGTACGACGTGTCGTACAGACCGATGCCGTTGGGCGGGCTCTGGGTGGACAGTGCCCCCGAGGTCAGCGTGGTGCGGGCGAAGGACCCGCCCTCTCGGGTAACGGTGACATCGTTCGTGACGAGCTGGTCGTCGTCCACGGGGTCCAGGGGCGCAACAAGTCCGTCCGACCCTTCGTAGTTCAGGACCATGGTGGGGACCTGGTTGTACAGGCTGGTGCGCTGCACCAGCTTGACGCCCAGGATGTCCCGCTGCTCCCCGAGGATTCCCTGGTCCACCTCCTCCGCGTTCCGCATGAGGTCGAGGACTGTGCTGCGGGACTGCACGCCCATCTGCTGATCGCCGAAGGCCGTGGTGTATGCGGTGATGTCCTCCTCGACGCCCAGTCGGTGAACGCGGGCGGCAGCCCTCTCGCCATCCCATCCGATGAGCGCGTTGGTGGCGTTGGTGAACGCCTCTGAGTCGTCGGACAGAGCGAGGTGCCCAAACGCTGTGTCGTTCATCAGGCCGTCTTCACCGAAGCGGACCTGAGTGGCACGCCCCACCGTGTAGCCGGTAAGAGTTCCGGATATCGCGCCGCTGACGCTGGTGTTCAGTGTGCTGGTGATGAGGTCGTAGCTGATGAGCCGGTAACTGATATTGCTACCGCTTGTCGTCAGCTCAACTCCGACGCTCTTCTTCTCGCCGTTCAGGGCGAAAAGGTAGTAGCCCGTGTTGAGGATCTCCGTCCCCTCGGCGTCATACGCCCTGAGTGCTAGCGATCCGTTGGTGTTCATGAAGACGGACCAGTTCCGCGCCGTACCGGTCTGGGTGAAGGAGAACAGGCGCTGCTCGGCGGCAACACCTGCTGCGGGAACGGCGATGAAAACGCGCGTAAAGATGTAGCCCGTCGTCGTGTAGGCGGGGACGTTCGCCCGAAGGGAGCCGGTGCCTACCGTGAGAATGGGGTCCGATGCGGCCCAGTCGCTGTAGGCGGCGGGCGTGACGGTCCCCTTGATGGACATCGGGGAGTGCCCGTCGAATGCGGAGGCGATGCTTGTCGCTTCGCTTCCATCTTCCATCGGCCAGTAGGCGATGATTCCCGTGCGGTACGTAGAGGTGTACTCCCGGTACGCCGGAGACTTCGCGGCGACAACACCCTGGGAAAGCCGACGGAGAACACCCGATGCTTCCACGCGCGTGACGATGTCGTGCCCGCCGGTGTCCCATTCGGGCGTCCACGAGGAGATCTCGCCGACGAAGCGGACCTTCCGTTTGGTGATCTGGGTGTCCACGTTGTCGGCGTCGTACACCCATGTCAATCCCGCTTCGTCGACAAAGGAGGCGCTGCCGACTGCCTCGTTCGCGAAGATCGGGTTGGCGACGATGGTCCCGTCGATGCCGTTGCGGACCTCTGCCGCGTGCACGTAACCGTGAGGCATCGTGTAGGCCGTGCCGTTGTTGGCATTGCCGATATGCAGGGGGGCGGTGCTGTTGTAGAGGCTGGTCGTTGCCCCAGCGGTCTCGGTGTTGCCCAGCTGCGTCCAGATACCGTCGATCGAGTCGGACGTGTAGAAGCGGCATGTGAAGCCGCCCGCACCATTGTCGACGTCGAGGGTGGCGCGAACGGCCATTCGCCCGGTGGGCGGGACGGGAAGGACGTCGGAGCAGGTGACGGTGTAGCCCGTGCTCTGTGTGCCGTCCTCGGACCAGCGGAGAACGAGGCTTCCGTTCTGAACCGAGAGGTACCACGAGCGCTGACTACCGGAGGTCGCGTACTTGCCGATCAGCTCGGTCAGCACGGAAGTCAGCCCACGGCCGATCATGCCGTCGGCCAGGTGCCAGTTGAAGAGCGTCGCGTCCAGGCGGATGTCGATGTCGCCCGTGATGTCGATGGCTGCGGTGTCGAGCACGCTGATGGTGTTGGTCTCCGCGCCGCCGGGCATCCAGAGAGCGGCGTCTCCCGCCTCGACGGAAACGCGGACCGGGGTGTTGCGCCCGATCTGCCCGTAGAATGGGCTCTCGGGGTTGCGAGGGCTGTATTTGCCGTCGCGGTTGTTCAGGGAGAAGGAACACCGCCCAGGGTCGGTCTGCTGACCCCAGTCGGACCGGCCCCGCGTGATCTCGATCTGGTCAGCGGCGCGTACGTCGCTGGTGATATCAGTCCACGCGGTGCCGTCGAGGCTTACTTCCACGGTTATCGGAAGTGGAGTCTCGGGAAAAGCCACGGTGTTCCTCCCCTGAATTCATTTACTTGCCCAGCACGGCCTGCACATTCCCGCCACGGTGTCGGATGGACTTGCGCAGGGGGTCGATGATGACTTCGCCGATGCTGTTGCCACCGATGTTCAGCTGAATGACCATCGGTTCGCCGGACCTGCCGCCCGCGTAACTCGCCCCGCCGGAACTGCTCGCCGGAACGTTGAGCATTGATGTCCAGGCGTGCTCCGGCCGGGAGTTCTTCTCGATTCCGAGAGCGAAACCCTCGGCCGTGTAGTGCCCGAGCTTCTGCATGACACGGGACGGCGACTTGATGCCGAGCGCTTTCTTGATGGCCTTCTCCATCGACTTGGCGATGTTCAACATCACCTTCTCGATGCTGGCCTTTTGCCTTTCCAGACCCTTGACCAGACCTTCGGCCGCCTTGATTCCCGCCGCGTACAGCGCGTCGGCCGCCACATCACCCGCGTCGTCCGCAGACTGACGGATGCTCTGGTTCATGTCGTTGATCTGCTTGATCTGGGAAGCAGAGGCGCTCATTAGTGCCGTGGCCGTTTCCAGACCGCCACCCTCGACGCCTGCCTGAGCAACCTGCTCCAGCACGCGACCCGAGAAGCCGCGCTTCTTCAGGGTTTCGAGCATTCCCGTGAACTGGTTCGCGCGAGACGAGTCAGCGGTGAGCTGGCTCATGATCGTGTTCAGTGTGACCTGCGAGTCCTCGCGGGATGCGGACCTCGTCAGGTTCAGTTCGCCGATGATTCCCTGCTTGATGGAATCCTTGAGCTGGGAAGAGGCATCCTTGAGTCCGTCGAGTTTTTCCTTGGCCTTCTCCAGGGACTTGTTTACCGACGTCAGCTTGGACTGGTACTTGAGCAGGCCCTTGCCTGCTGCGTCCAGCTGACCGAGAAGGCGGGATTCCGTTCGGCCGCTGGTTGACTTCTTAATGGATGTACGCATCCGGTTCAGGTCGTCGACCAGATCCTGACGGCTGTCCATCTTCGTCATCGCGGAGATGAACTCGGAATTCTTGCTCCCGGCGAACTGGCCGAACCGGGAAACCGTCAGGTACGGAACGAGGTCGTCCCGCGCCTCCCGCATCTTCTTCGCGGCTGCGCTGCCTCCGCTGGCGAACTTCGGAAGCATGCCCAGGTTGATGCGCCGCATGGTGTCGACGCCGTACTTGTCGACGGCGGCGGCCCGCATCACGAATTCGCCCCTGGAGAGGCGCGCGATGATACCGTCCGACGTCTTCGTGCCCGGCCCTTCGAGCACCTGGCCAGAGATGCTGCCGCCACTGGCGAAACGCTTCATCGGAAGAGACGAAGCCTTGCCGCCCTGCGCACCGAAAGGCTTTGCCGCGCTGTTGTCGTACCGGCGCTGCACGTTGATGTACGCCGTACCGACGATGGAGCCCGCGATACCGCCGACAGCAGCACGGAAGGGCCCTGTGTTGGCGATGATCGTGATGCTCTTGTTGCTGAGCCGGTTACGCGCTGCCTGGGCCCTGGCGATGTTGCCCACCGCGCTGCCGGTCGCAGCCGCAATGGTGATCTTCTTACCCGCGAGCCGATCCCTCGCCGCCTGAACGGCAGCAATGTCCGCGCTGGCCGCCCCTGCTTCGGCGGAGATCTTGAAGGACCCGTCAGGCATGCGGGTGACCGTGTAGCCCAGGTCTTCCAGGATCTTCTGAGCTTTCCCGGTGAGCGCCTCGACCGTGATGGTCTCGGACTCGGGAGTGGCCTCCATCGCCGCGATGACACCGTCGAGGCTGTTGATCGCCCCAGCCGTCTCCGCCTTGACGAAGACCTCCTTGGACGGCGGCATCCCCAGGATCTGGTCGGCGAGCTGCTGAGCCTGCGTCTTGTTCAGACCCCAGCCGTCGGCCATGCTGATGAGGCTCGCGCGGCCTTCCTTCCACCGCTCGTTGATCTGGCTCCACGGGGCGTTCGCCTCGATCGCCTTGTCCGTGGCCTCCTTGGTGGTACGAGCGATGTTGGACAGCTGCTCGTACGCGTCACGACCGGCCTGACCGTTGCGCTCAAGCTGGCCGTTTGACCAGGACAGCGCCTCGCCCCACTTGTTCTGCTTCTTCGTGGCGTCGGCGATGGCCTGCTCTTGGGCCGCCTGGGCGTCCATGTAGTTGCGGTTCAGATCCGCGAGGGCCTGGATCTGCCCGATCAGCTCCTTGACGGAACCGGCGTGGTTCCGCGTCTCCGAAGCCGCGCGCATCTCCGCGTCGGCGATAGCGCCGACGAGACCCTCACGCTCCTGAAGGGCGGCGTTCAGGTCACCGTCGGTGGCACCGACGCTGGCGAGGAAGTCGTCACCCTTCGGGCCCTTGGCGAGCGCGCTGTCGCGCGCCTCCTTCATCTTGGCGATGCGGACATCGACCTCGGCCAGTTTGTTCTTGAGGGCGTCGACATCCTCGGCGGTGGTCCTGAAGACTCCGCCGAGCCCGTCGATGCGCTGCTCGAACTTGCCGACACCGCCGATGCTGCCGGTGATCTGACTGAGTACGTCGCCGAACATCCGGTCAAGGAAGGACATGCCGCCCTCGACGATGTGGAGAACGCCGGACAGTGCACGGAAGACGCCGACCAGCAGCGCCGTCGCCGTCGCGGACTGCGACATGGCGTTCGTGAACTGACCGATGTTGACCAGCAGGTTCTTCAGTTCGGTGCCCAGGGTTTCCCAGACCTGCTTGAGGCCCTGCGCTCCGCCGTCCTCCGTCATCGACGCGAACATGTCACCGAGGCCGGAGCCGAGCATGCCCATGGCGGTGCGGAAGCCCTCCATGACCGGACCGGACCGGCTCAGAGCCTGCTCGAAGCCCGGCAGGGCGTACTCGAACAGGTCAGTGAGACCGCCAGTGAAGTCCTTGACCAGCGGAGCCGTTGATGCGAAGACGCGCGTCAACGCGGGCTGCATCCGGCGGGCTGCACCGGAGATCTGGTTCATGCCGCCGACGAGAGCCGACTCAAGGGGAATCGCCGACTCCGTCAGGACGTCGTCGAGGGTTCCCCGCATCTGATTGAAGGCGTTCCGCACCTGCGTGCTGCCCCGCAGGGCGAAGGCACCCAGGGCGATGAACGCACCGCCCAGTGCCGTGACGAGCAGTGCACCCAGTGCCTGGGCGATGGGGCCGATCAGGACCAGAGCAGCGATCAGGATCGCCGTCCAGCGACGGTTGATGTTGATGACGCTGCCCATCTGGCGCAGCACACCCAGTAGACCGCCGACGCCGCGCACAGCACCGCGAAGACCGTCCGTCAGGCCGTCACCCATGCCTCGCATCGACCGGCGCATCAGACCGCCATGACGACTCGTGTCGCGGAGCCTGTGCTGGAAGATCAGCAGGCGCGAGTCGAGCCGGTCGAAGATGCTCCCGTCGTCACCCAGCAGCCGAAGCTGCGCCCGCAGGTAAGCGATCTCGCGGGAGGTGTCACGGAAGGCACCGCGCGTGAGAGCGCCTGCGCTACGGAGTCCGCGCGCTCCGTTCGCAGCCTGGGTCAGGCCACGAGACAGGGCGTTGAACTCACGCTGGCTCAGACGTCCGTTACGGGCAGCGTCCGCAAGCAGGCGGGACATCACGCGCAGGTCCCCGTTGAGAGACTGTGCCGTGCTGCGAGCCCGCGCGTTGCTCGTGCTGACGCCGTTCATGGCGTTGCCGACGGCCTGGAGTGCGCGGGCCATGCGGTTGAGGTCGTTGCCCCCCAACCCCTGGAACCGGCCCGTCATCCCCTCGTCGTTGTCCCCGATGCTCGCCAGCCGAGAGACGTGTCGACGGAAGTCGGCCTCTTCCTGGCGGAGTCGGGTGGCAACCTGTGCCGCAAGACGGCGACGCTCGGCTTCGGCGCGGCGGTTACGCGCCGCTTCCTCGCGGAGGGCAGCGGCGTGTGCTCTGTTGATGCGTCGCTGCTGGCTTACCATCTGCTGGCCGTGTGCCATCTGCTGACGCAGTTCTTCGCGACGTGCCGCAGTGTTGCGACGTGCGTTCTCCCGCAGGGCGGCATCGTGTGCGCGGTTGAGCCGCTGCATGAGACTGACCCGCTGCTGGCCGTCGGCCATCTGCTGGCGGCGTTCTTCGCGCTGTGCCGCCGCAGCATCACGTGCCGCTCGCTGAGACACCGCGTTGTGGCGGCGGATCTCGTTGTCGAGCCGGTCGAACCCGAGCCGAGTTTCGTCGAGTTCGTCCCGGAGGCGGTGAAACTCGTCCTCGGTCAGCTCGCCCGCCCGCGCGGCCATGCGCAGGTCGCGGCTCAGCAACCCCATGGACCGGCGCATGTAGTCCATCTCGTGCCCGGCCAGGCTTCCGACGCGCTGCATCTGGCCGAGGCGTCCGGAGACGCCTCGGATGCTGCGGCTCAGCCGGTCGGCCCGGTCGGACGCGAGGTTGCTGGAGTTCGCCAGCCCACGAATGTCGCCGTCCATGCCCCGCATTCGCCGACGAATGTCGGCGAATTCTCCACGGGTCATGTCCCGGACCCGGACAGTAAGAGTGATGTCATCAGCCATCGTGACCGCCCTTTCTGTCCTTGCCCATTTCGTACAGCTCGACCAGCTGGAGGATTTCTACGTCCTCATCCAGAATCTGACTGGGCAGCACATGGAAGAATTGACACAGGGAGATGAGGAGTTCTGCCCTGGCGTATTCCGAAGGCTTCGTTACAGGGTTTCCGTCGGAATCGACTCCACCAGGGAAGGCTCGCCAGTCACGGACTTTTTTTCCGTGGCCTCCGGAACGGTGGCGAGAGCCTGCGTCCAGGCGTTGATGACGTACATGTTCATCACGAAGTCGTTGGTGATGACGCCCTCGTAGGTCGTCGGCACCGGCTCGCCGGTCACCTCGTCTTCGAGGTTCCAGTAGACGAGGTGCTCTGCGAACATGCGCAGCATGCCCTCGGTCTCCTGATCTCCCTCAGTGCTGGGGGCACTGAGGGAGATGATCTCCAGGTACTCGCCGGTGGTGAGGCCCCGGACCTTGACTTCCAGCCCCTCGTACTCGGTGCCGGTGAAGTCGAGGTTGTAGACCTTGCGCTTGCGCTTGAATGCCATTGGTTCTCCCCGGATAAGGGCATGAAGAAGACCCGCCGCAAGAGTGCGACGGGTCTGTCCGAGATTGCTATTCAGTTATGTTCGTGGGGACACACTCTGCCGTACCGCGTCATCGCGTTGCAGTTCCAGCAGAGAAGGCGATATCCGCCCTGCGGCCAGCCCCTCTGGCGCAGGTCGGCGTAGGTGTGACTCCCGACCGTCTTTCGGTGTTCCTTGCCATCGCCGTTCACGTGATCCAGCGTAAGAAACGCCGGATCCGTTTCCGGACACCACTGACATGCACACCGTCCGCCGTAGACTTCGATCATCTCTTCGCGGAGGTTCCTCCGCCTCGCAGCCTGTTCGTCGCGAGCTTTCTGCCGATACTTGTCCGGGTCGCCCCAGTAATTCTTCTTGGCGTAGCACTGAGCACACAATCCGCGCGCAGATACTGCACGTTCTGGGTGACAAGTGGCACGCTCGGTAGGCAGCACACCCTTGCGGCGCGCTTTTTGGTAACAAGGGCGGCAGAGTCCCCGGCTGTAGTGATCCTTGTCTGGATGGCATCCAGCACTTCGTCGCTCTTTAGTCGGTGGCTTCCGGTAGTTCGGTGCGTAATCCTCCGAATCCTTGCGCCTATCCGGACGCCCCTTGCGTCGCGCGTCGTATTCCCGCATGTAACACTGCGAGCAAAGACCTTTTGCCTGATGGGGCCTGTCGGGGTGACAGATCGGTGGTTCGTCTTTTGCGCGTCCGGTACGTGCCATGTCGGAAGATTAACATGGGCACGTACCGGACAGCTTCTCAAGACCAGGTCGGGACGACGCCGTCGCTCAGCTGGCCGGGAACGGCCCAGGTGAGTTCACCGGAGTCCGAGCGGGTCAGCGGGTAGTCGGTGAAGATGCACTCGTTGGCCAGAGTCTGGCCCGACACGGCGATGCTGACCGTACGGGCGACGGAGGTCGACGGAACCGTCTTGAAGACGGCGTGCGACTTGTCCGCCGCGTCGTTGAACACGCCGTTGAGGGTGATCGTGAAGTCGGCGAGCAGCAGGAGCCGCTCGAACGCCGACTTGTCGATACCCGTGGTGTCCTGGGTTGCGCGAGGCGTCGCGAACTCCAGGTTGGTCACGTCATTCCTCACGTCTTGTGGCGTTCCGGAAGAATCGTCCACACTGAGGGTAGTCCACGCCAATCCTGACTCTTTCGCCACGATAGCCCTCCTTTGTCCGTTTTGCGGCAAAGCAAAAGGCCCACCGGACTGCGATGGGCCTTCGACTCAAATCAACCCCGCTGGATCTGCTGGGCGACTTTTTCCTGGTTCTCCTGGAAATCTTCCAGCCAGAATTCCGGGCGGGTGTGCTTCCGGATGTTCCCCGTGGGGTTACCCCGGAAGTCGCCGTCCCTGGCGATGAAGATCTCCTGCTTGTCCAGGAGCTTGCGGTGCGTCCGGGCCCGGAAGCACGGCTGGCCCGATTCGAAGACGAGCCAGTGTTCGGTCTCCGTCACGTCCAGCTCCGAAAACTTCCGGCCGGAGGTCTTTGCCGCGTGGAGCATTTCCGGGGGGAGGCCCTCGACACGGAGCCTCCATCCCTTCGTGAACTCCGGGCAGTTCACCTCGGCGCAGGTCGCCGGACGCCAGTGCGTACTGACCGGCGAAACGATCTGGTACGTCTTGTAGTCCTGGACCCGGCCCTGCGGCGGAATCCTGTTCATACGCTGCATGTGCTCTCCCCGGGTGTGCGCCTTAGAAGACGACGCTGGTGTCATTCCGTACGGCGACCACCGCGAAGGTGCACTCGGTGAACGTCCCCGTGGTGGCCACGCGCAGGTACCGCTCCACGGTCTGGTCGCGTGCCGTCTCGATCCGCTCCACTGCCGGGGACGCCGTCACCTGGGTGAAGGCACCGCCCGTCACTGCCGCGTAGGCGTCCGCCCCGTCGTCCGAAGACTCCTCGACGGTGAACGTGATGTCCGTGCCGGTGAAGGAGAAGACCTGAAGGTAGAACTGCGCGCCGAACGTGGTCGAGCCGGTGCCGAAGTCCACCGCCGTACCGTTGGTGGCTGCGGTGTCAGTACGACGTCCGGCAGTGAGGCTCTGGCCCCACTCGATCCCGTACCCGTTCGCCTCGGCGCGGATCTTCATGCTGATCTTGCCGTCGTCACCGCGCGACCAGTCGTAGTTCAGCTGCTTGCCGACCAGGGCCGCCGCCGGACCGCCGAGAGTCGTTCCACGGAAGTACATGAGGTGCCGGTCGGAGGACGGGAGCGAGGCGAGTACCTCGTGCTGCTGCCCCTCTGCGGGGTTGAAGTGCGAGGTCCACTCGATCCGGCCGTCGCGCAGACCGCCGATGCGTTCGAACGCCGACTTGTCGATACCGGTGACGTCGATGACGGCCGGTCCGCCGCCCACCTCGTCGAGCGATGCGGTGTCACCGGACATGTTGTATCCGCCAACGTAAAAGTTATCGCCCAGTCCGGACTGCTTAGCCACGATGCCTCCTTCTAGGGCGATTCAGACCAAACGTCGTTGATGATGATCGGCAGCACGATTTGGAATACCCGGAATTCCCGGCCGTCCATGTTCATGTAGCCGACGCGGACACTCAGCGGATTACCGTGAGCGCCGAAGATGTCGATGTGCCGGGCATTGCTGCCGAGATCGAAGTCGCCGATGTACGCGGTGAAGAGGTCGTCGACCGCCTTCGTGAGATTGGCGTCGATATCGTCGTACGGTTCCGACATTGTGGAACCGAACAGCCGCATCTGGAGTTCGAGGCGCACGGATGCGCTGGCGAGTCCCGACGACTTGATCGGCACGATGCTGTCCACCCAGACACCGGCGGTCATTCCGTTCGTTCCGGACTGCTTGGACTCGTATTCCGTGACGGTCTGGAACCACCCTGTGTTCTGGGCGTGGGTGACGACGATGTCGAGAATCTCGTTGATGGCGAGAGTCACGGGTTCCTCCTAGATCAGGCGGCCCCGTGCCTGGTGTTCTCCCAGGACGCGTTCGGCGATCGGCTTCCGGTCGTACTTCATGTCCGCCTTGGTGTCCCGCATCGACCAATAGCCGGGGAATCGGGTGACCGGAGAGTTCCTGGACCCCGTACCTTCAAGCCAGTGGCCGTAGATGACGTCGTTGTCGTGGATCTTGTACCGGTTGAAGGCCAAGCGCCTGGTTTCGATACGAGTTGTGTAGTACGGGCGCTGGTGCCTCAGCCGTGAATTGAGGTAAACCAGCCATGCGTTCTCTGCCTCTTTGGCGAGTTCCTCCGCAACGTCCGCCTGATAGTCGTGGACGTGCTTGTGGATTGCGCCGGAAGAGATGGGGCCCTGAGCCCGGCCCCGGAAACTGATGTGATAGGAAACCGACCCCATGCCTGACCTCCTCAGATGGCCCGGGTGCGCGCCTTCCGGCCGTAGGTCTGATAGGTCTGATCGCGGAAGTCCATGAGCGCCTCGACCGTGGCCGCACGCTTTGCCGTACCGCCGAAGATCGACGACGCGGACATGGTGCGGAACCAACCGGTCTGCTCCTGCATCAGCTCGTGGATCGCCTCGGCGGTCACGTACTGCCTCAGACCGGCCGGGACGCGCCACACCTGGATCGGCGTCCCCGAAGTGTGAGCCTCTGCCGTGGACCCCAGTGCGCCGCGCTCCACGACCAGCGTGCGCGGGGCGTAGATCGCGGTGCCCGCCGGATGGGTGGAGGAAGTCGATCCCTCGAAGGCGCGTTCGATGGTGAGCGTGTTGCCCGCGATCTCCGTGATCAGCGCCCGCTCCGCCCCGAGAAGGAGGGTCTCGTCCACCTCGAAAGCCGTACCGTCGGTCACGGACAGCGTGGTGTCGCCCTTCGAGGGGGTGAGTCCCGTCCCCCCGACCACCTGGCCGGTGTCGAGCTGACGTCGCTCCGACACCAGCAGACGTTCGTCGTCGATCTTCAGGATCGATCCGACACCTACCTGAATGGCGACTGCGGCGTCCACGTCGACCGTCGTCTCGGAGTCGTCGAGTGCCTCGATCGTCGCGCCGCTGGAGTAGTGGTCGTCGTTCCAGCCCCACAGACCTGACAGTGCGATGTCGCGCTGGTGCGTGGACCCGCCGCCGAACGCGGACGACGTGCTGACGTCGATCTCAACCCGGGTGTACGGCGGGCCGGAAGTGTTCGGCTCCAGCAGGACGTTCCCCGTGGGGATGTTCGTCCCGCCGGACGTGGCCGCCGTCAGGGAGATCAGGTCGTTGTCGTCGAGCCACAGACGCCACGGCGGGGCACCCTGCCCACCCGGCCAGTTGAAGTACTTGGTCGCGATGTGCGGGTAGAACGTCCGGTGGCACAGCAGCTCGACGTTCCGGGAGGCCGATTCGATGCAGCGGTCGATGTTGCGGTTGTTGCGCGCAACCTCGCCCTGGTCGAGTGCCCTCTTGATCGTCTCCCGGGTGGTGTAGGCGGGCGTCGTGATGGCCATCTACCCTCCCGGGTCAGATCAGTCGCCGCATCTGCGGCCAGGAATAGTTGCCGAGCTGACAGAAGAGACGCCCGTCAGGGCCCTGGTCCAGCGGCTCGCCGTCGAAGGGGCAAGCGGTCGGAGGCTCCGACTTCTCCAGCTCGACGTAGGCAATGGCCTCGATGAAGATGCTGGTCAGCTGATCCCAGGACCCCACGGCTTACTCCTCGTCCGCGCCCTTGAGGCGCTCGATGAGCTGCGCCTTCGTGCCGTAGGTCGGCAGCTGAGCGGCGTCGGCGGCCGAACGCAGCTCGGCCAGCGTCATCCCGTCGTAGTCGACGGTCTCGACCTCGTCTTCAGCAGCGAACTCGGCGGTCAGCTCCTCGGAAGTGGAGGGCCCCAGGTCGTCCTCGGCTACGACCTGGGGCGGGCTCGCGTCGGCGACCGGGGAGACGTCCGCCTCGCGAGCGTTTGTGGCACCACCAGCGGTGGTGATCTTGGGGGACATCGGCTCCTCCTCGGGAGGCCAGGTGACCGGCACCCGGCTACCGCACGAGGCGCAGGCCAGTGTCGGAAGTTCGATGAGTCCGGACGACACGGAGTGCATCCGAACCGTCCAGGGCCCGCGTCCGCAGTCGGCGCAGGAAACGGTGACGAACAGGGGGAGCCGTCGTGTGACGACCCCCTCCTGTTCGGCGTAGTCACTGCTGCCGCAGTGCGGGCAGGCGTCCAGATCGAGTGCGTACGCAGTCGAGCAGTCAGCGCACGTCCGCAGGTTTGCAGGCATCAGTCACTCCGGGTTGGTCAGGCTGCGGTCAGGGTTGCGCCGTTGTCGAGCGGAACCCAGGTGCAGTACCACTTGATGACGCCGTCTCCACCGGTCGCGACGGTGTGCTCGATGACACCCGTCTCGACGGCGAGCGGGAAGCCGGTGAGGTCGTCGGCACCGAGGGCGATCGAAGCGCCCTTGGTGATGACGAGGATCTCGCCAGCGACCGTGTCGGTCGTGCCCAGGTCCGTGGCGGTGCACAGATCGGCGCTGGTACCGGCCGTCGGGTTGGCGACCAGCTTGGTCGTGCCCGCGACGGTGATGGCCGTGGTGACGCGGCCGATCAGCGAGGTGACGAGAACGAGGCCACCGGTGACGGTGAAAACGTTCTGCGTGCCCGCGCCGGACTGGGTGATCGACTTGGTGGCCAGACGACCGAGACCGATGTCCCGGAGCTGGTTGCCGCTGATGATCGTGCTCATGTGTCAGCCCCCTCAGACCACGTTGCGTGCGAGGTTGGCGGGCTTCCGCTGCACGAGCAGGTCGTGGATGATCGCGACGCAGATGCCGCCGTCGACCGTGACCTCGACGCAGTTGTAGCCGTCGTCGAGCTGCTCGTGTCCGACGGTGAACACCATGCAGTCGTTGGTGGCGTCGTCGGCCAGGTCGAACGAAGAAGCCTCCGTGTCAGACATGGCCGTCCAGGTGCCGCCGACGCCGGGAGCCTTGTGCGGGTATCCCTTGACGGACAGGGCCGCCTCGGACGCGCCGTCGACCGACTGCTTCAGGGTGGCGATCTGCGAGCCCGCGTCCAGGTACGTCACGAACGTGACGGCGAGGCCCTGCTTGAGGGGGATGTGGACACCGCTCGCGGCGGCAACCACGTTGAAAACTCGGCCAAGACCCTTCATGGTCTCGTCCTCTCAGTACGGCGCGATGCTTGGCGCAGGGGTGCCACTGCCTGCGTTGCGGCCCCCGGGCGGGGTTCAAGTGCCGCCCGGGGACGGTGATGCCACCGAACGGCGGCATCAAAAAACGCCAGCTCACGAAGAACTGGCGTACGTGCTGCGCCCTGAATCAGGCGCGGGTCTCCAGCCGGACGAACGGCGAGAGGGTGTTGCTGCCCTGGTTGGGCGTGATGGCGGACTGAATCCAGGGACGTCCGTCGACCCTCTCAATGAACCGAACAGTCGTCTGGTCGTTCTGGAAGCGGTAGTGCGGCGAGGTGTCCGCCTGGATCGCCTGACGGTCGCCGATCAGGTAGTAGCTGAAGTCGACGAAGTTGATGTCGCCAGCCGCACCGACCGAGTTGACCTTCTCGGTGAACACGACGGGGCGACCCAGGATCGTCATCGGCGGGCCCTGGACACCGTTGTTCAGCCAGATCGCCGAGCCGCCGGTGCCGACCGAGAGCGCCATGGTGGCCAGCTCGGGGAAGGTGTCGATGTGGGCGACCCACACCGCCGAGTCCAGCGAGGACGGCAGCATGCGGGCGTACATCTTGACGATGTTCTCCCACACGATGCTGCCAGCGGCCTGACCGCCCTCCTTGGTGACCTCGACCGTGGCCGAGGCGTTCAGGAAGCCGAGCGGCTCGCCGACGCCGGAGCCGCCGATGAAGGCGAGGTCTTCGAACCAGGCGATGGCCTCGGGGAAGATCTCGTTGATGAACATCTCCAGGGAGATGATCGAGTCCGCGAACAGCTCGTTCGGGATCTCGCTGTAGGCCGTGAGCTTCTTGGCCTCCAGCTTGACCCGGCCGAACGTCGGCGAGGAGTCCTGGAGAGACGCCGCCTCTTCGGTCCAGTACGCGGTGACGCCGCCGTAGATGTTCGACGCGTTCGAAGAGGCGTCGATCATCGGGAACGGAACAGTCAGCGTCTCCATCGGGACGACGCGGGCCCGGCCACGGACCAGCGCCTTCTCCAGGGCGACGCGCAGCAGCTCGGAGCGCAGCGTCTCGGGGATCAGGAACCCGCCGTCCGCCGGGACCGTGGACCCGAAGGAGTTCTGGATCTCCTTGATCTTGTGCTGGTTGTTCAGCGCCTCGGCGGTACGGGCACCGTGCCAGATCGCGGACATGAAGTCCGTGACGTTGGAGAAGTGCTCGTCGAGCTTCGCGCCCGGCGCGTTCTTGTTGTACTTGTCGCCGACGCGCGAACCCTTGGTGGAGTTCGACGGACGCAGGTCCAGTCGGCGGGCGTCGCCCTTCGGGTCGATGGACCCGGAGTCGGCGAGGTACTTGAGGATGCCGCTCTGGACCTGGGCCTCGATCTGGCCCTCCAGGTCGCCCTGCGAAGCGGAGTTGAACTGGTTCGCGTACTCACGGACGAACCGGAGGGCGTTGTCCTTGGAGGCGAAGACCTCCTTGACGGCACTGCCGTCGTTGAACAGCTCTTCCAGTTCGGCGTCGTTGCGCGGAGTGGTGGGCGTGGACATTACCAAGCCTCCTTCAGGCTCATGAACACGTCGTCCGCGCTGGGCGACGGTGTGGTGAGGCGGGCGACGAGACTGGACCATTCGTCCTTGGGCTCGTCCTCCTCCTCTTCCTCGTCCTCATCGGGCTGAAGGAAGGGAGGCAGCTTCTTGTCGGCGTCCTCGGGGTCGGACTCGTCGTCCATCTCCTCGGAGGTCGCGTCCTCGGGCTCTTCCTCGTCCTCCTTCGGAGGCGGGAAGGCGTTCGTGGGCTCCGGCTCGGGTGCCGGTCCGGGCTCCGGCTCGGGCGGCGGAGTCTCCGGGTCACCCGTCGGGTTCGGGGGTTCCGGCTCGTTCCCCGGCTCGATGGGGGCCATGGCCGTCGTGACGACGTCCCGGATGAGCGCGACCAGTTCGTCCCGTGTCATGTTCGCGATGGACTCCACGTTGTCGTCCGCCTTGGCGGGTGCCTCGGGCGTCGCCGCAGAGTTGTCGACGACGGACGGAGCGGGGGCGTTGGCGCGACCGGCGTAGCGGTACATCGTCAGGTCCCATGTCCGGTTCATGACATCCCTCTGGACAGACGCGGATGCCTCCTGCTTGGCAGGACGCATCGGGATGAGTTCGTCGGCCAGGCCCATCTCCACTGCCTCCTCGGCGGTGAACCAGGTCTCGGCCTCCATCAGCGCCTGCCACTCGGCGAGCGGGCGGCCGGTGTGCTGGGCGTACGCCTGAGCGATGTTGAGGGACTGCTTGTCCAGCAGATCCGCCGTCTTGCGCAGGTCGGACGCCTGGCCGTACTCGGCACCAGACGCGTTGTGGATCATGAACTGCGCCTGCGGCATCATCACGACCCGGTCGCCCGCCAGCGCGATCACCGAAGCGATCGACGCGGCCAGCGAGTCGACGTACACCGTGACGTTCGCGGGGTGCGACCGAATCGCGTTGGCGATAGCAATGCCTTCGAAGACCGACCCGCCGGGAGAATTCAGGCGGAGGTTGATCTTCGAAGTGGTGATCCCGCCGAGCGCCTCGATGAACTCGTCGGCGTACATCCCGAACCATCCGCCGATGGAGTCGTAGACGTAGATGTCCGTCGACTCGGCATCCTCGGCCGAGTTCTCGATGCGGAACCAGTCCTTGGCGTTCTCAGGCGGCTGCATCCCCGGCGGAGGCGTCGGTGAGCGGCGCTGAGCCACCAGCTCAATGAATGGCATTGGTCGCCTCCTCGGGCGGCTTGTTCTGTTCTTCCTGAGCAGGCGGCAGGGCCGGTCGCGTGGAAGGGGTGGGAGTGCGAGGTTCCGGGAGTTCCGTCATGTCGGGCAGGCCGACGGCGGAGAGAATGTCGGACGCTTCCCACAGACCCGTGTCGGCGAGGAACTTGGCGGACTGCGCCTTGCTGAGCAGCACCTGCGCAGCGATCTCGTCGTCCTCCGGAACCGGGTTCACGAAATCGAATTCGAGTCCCTCGCCAGCGCGCCCGAAGAGGGGGAGCAGCAGGCAGTTGAGGGCTTCCTTCGTCCGCAGCAGTCGGGGCTTGGTCATCCACCGGGCGAACATGACCTCGCCCGCGTAGGCGTTCGCCTTGTTCACGTCGTCAGTAGCGCCAGTCATGGCCTTCGGGAAACCGAACGCCTCGCGGATCGTCTCGCGGGAGGCTTCACGCAGTTCCACGAACTGCATGTCGTCCATCGTGTACTTGCGGTCGACCCACTTCATTCCGGCTTCGAGGATCGCCACGCGGTGCGCGTTCGCGACACCCTTGTGGCTTTCCGCCCACCGCTGCTGGAACTGGTGGAAGTCCTCGTCCGAGATGTTGTTCTCGGCTTCGATGACACCGCCCGGTGCCGCCGAGTTCCGGAAGAAGTTCCGGTTGTACTCGGTCGCCATGTAGGTGGCGTCGAGGTCGCCCATGATGGACTGGACCGCGCCCAGGCCACGGTACGGGTCAAGGGGGTGAGGACGGCGAAGGAAGATTACGTCTTCCTTCGCGAGCGGCACGTCCTCGCCGCCCGGCCCGTGGTAGATGTACCCGACGAGGAAGTTGTTGGAGTCCGGGACCGGCTCCATCCGGTCGGGCCGTACGAACCACAGCTCGGCCGGGATGTTGAACCGGCGGACGATGATCCAGTACTGCTCGCCGGTCAGCTCCTCGTGCTGTTGCGTGGACTCGCGGAACGCGGACCCGAAGAAGAACGGGTTCGGTCGGTGCCACAGGTCGAGCGCCGGATGCTTGGTGACCTCGATCCGGCTGTCCTGGACGCCCGTGGTGCCGCCGCCGTAGCGACGGCGTCCGTCACGCGGGGTCCGGTACAGCTTCCACTCGACCTGTGAGTAGGCCGTGATGATGCGGTCTACGATGGCGAAGAGTGTCCCGACCTGGCCCTGCGCCTGCATCTGCGCGACCATGCCTCCCGTGGAGGCGGTAGTCGGCAGCCAGCCGCGTCCCCGAGAATTGGGAACGTAAGGAACCGGGGCCTTGTTCTTCAGGACCGCGCCGAGCAATGTGCGTCCCATGCGCGCTCCTGTTCACTTGAGATGCTGAGAAGAAAGAAGGAGACAAGCCATGACCACGACCCTTGCCGACCTGCGTAAGCGCGCTGGGCTGTCGCAGTCCCAGATGGCGAAGAAGATGGGCGTGAGCAACACGCAGGTGAGCCGTATCGAAGCGAGCTATCCGGACGTCATGTTCCCGACGCTGCGCCGGTACATGGATGCGGTAGGCGTAGACATCCGGTTCGTCGGCGAAGGCGTCATCGACGACGTGTCCGACGAGGTGGAGAAGGATGTCTTCCGGTCCGCCACGGTCGAGAACAAGCGCGCCGATCCGAGCCGTGGCTTCGGCCGCAAGAGCGCCTGATCACTGGCCGGAGAAGAACTGCCACTGGAGCACCGCAGCGCCGAGACCGGCGGCGATGACTCCCGCAGGGATGTAGATCATCCCGATGCCGAGCGCGACCAGCGCTACGGCGGCCAGGGCCAGAAGGCCCGACATGATCGACCCTGCTGCCCCTGGTGCCAGCTTGGGCAGCAGGGTCTTCCTTGTTGAAGCGTGCATGGGTCCTCCCCGCTTTCGACCCGCCGAGAGGGTCACAGGAAACGCATTCGTGGCGTGGTGCCGTTGTAGTGCGCGAGCAGCAGGGCGTCAGTGCGATACGATCATCTGCATGGAACCGCCTGCTGAAATTGAGTACCGGGGTGTCATGTATAAGCGAAACCCCGAAAGTTCTGAGTGGTCGAAACGGGTCTACTACCTTGCTCCTCGGGGGAGTGGGCGCAGCTACCTTCACCGGGACGTCTACGTGGACACCTACGGCGCGATACTGGAGGGCCACCACATACACCACCGGGACTTCGACCCGTTTAACAATGTCCCGGAGAACCTCGTAGCTCTCTCGCCCTCGGAGCACCAGAAGCTACACCGGGAACGCAACGGCAAGTTCGACGAAGAACGCCTTGCGATACACCGTGCGACCACTTTGAAAGCCGCTGCCGAATGGCATGGCAGCGAAGAGGGACGCGCATGGCACCGCGAGCATGGGAAACGCACCTGGGAAGGTCGCAGCCCGGACGGTGTGTTCACGTGTCCGGAGTGCGGTACAGAGCACGCCGGGTACTTCGCGAATCGCGGCGAGCCGACGAAGGAGAGGTACTGTTCTTCGTCCTGCCGTCAGCGTGGTGATCGTCGTCAGGGAAAACGCGAGAACTGGGGTGAAGAGGTTTCCTGTGCGTTCTGCGGCAACGCCTTCAAGCGCATCCCCAGCACGCAACAGGAAACCTGCTCACGGAGTTGCGGTGCGAAGCTCCGGTGGCAGAGGAAGCGCGACAGCGACAAAGCTACAGAAACCGCATCCTCGGAGTAGAACCGGAAAAATAGGCCAAAAGGAGAGCATCCGCGTTATCGGGACTTCGGCCGCACCGACGGATGATGTCGTCCTTCGCCTCGACCTGGATCAGGCCCTTGGCGTCCAGGTACCAGCGCGGCCACAGAAGCTGGGCGCACGCGGTGTCCGCGTTCTCCATCTGGGACAGGTCCCAGCCACCGGCCGCCGAGAACTCGCGGCCGATCGTCCACCACATCTCGGCCCGCAGGTTCTTGAACTTCTTTTTGTCGTGCGGGTTCGAGGAGACGTTCACGCCGACGATCTGTGCGTTGTGCTCGCCCCGGCGGGCCGCGTTGCGCAGCTCGCCGATCACGCCGAAGCCCACGCCGATCGAGTCGATCTTTACCTTGGTGGCACCGCTGATCCGCAGTGCCCGCAGTACGAGGGGGGCGATCTTCTCGGGTCGGTCCGTCCGGATACGCCATTCGCGTCCGGCGAGAACACCGCGACGTTCGCGGATGACCGTCTCGTCGGAACCACCGCCCACGTCCACGCCCAGTTCCACAGGCGAGAGGTCAGCGGGGGAGTACTTGGTCTCCGGGTCCAGTCGGCAGGCTGCCACATCGGATGCCCTCACCACCGTGTCGGCCGCGTCGACCGAGAACTCGCCGAGCACCTTCGATCGGTACAGGGCGTTGTCCTCGCCCCAGTCCTGCTTCTTCTCCTCGACCCACACCTGGGAGACCAGGGAGGCGGCCACGTTCTCGCTGACCGGCTCGCCGGTGAAGTTCGGGGAGTCGAACGCCGAGATGCCCATCGTCTGCCAGCCGGAGCCCGGCTGACAGACCTTGTAGAAGTGCGTGGCCGAGTTGTCCGGGTTGCCGATCGCGAGGATGCGGCAGTCCGGACCGGTGGCCAGTGCGTCGGCTGCGACCCAGAGCTGCTCCGGTACGCCGCACGCCTCGTCGATGACGACGAGTACGTACCGCGCGTGAATGCCCTGGAAGGCGCTCTCGTCCTGGTCGGCGGGCTTGCGACCGTAGGCGACGATCTCTTCGTCGATCAACCATTCGGTTTGGTTCACGCGACCGGGCAGGCCCACCGACTTGTGGAACCGGCGTACGTAACGCCAGAGAATCGCACGGACCTGAGCGGTGGTCGGTGCCGTCGTTACGACGAACGCCTCGCCCGGCGGGTGGGAGTCCAGCCACCAGGAGATCGCCAGCGCGGCGACGTGGGACTTGCCGATGCCGTGGCACGAGTGCACGGCGGTGCGGCGGTAGTCCCTGACGGACTCCAGGATGTCCCGCTGCTTTGACCAGACGGCCTGCCCGAGTCGCTCGTCGACCCAGAGCGCCGGGTCCGACATGTACTTGGACTGGCGCACGGTGGACTGCTTGCGGTCGACCGCTGCCTTGAGCTGGTCCCGGACGATCTTCAGCCGCTTGGTGTCGCCGGTGCGGATCAGTCGCTCGACCAGCTCCTGCATGGCCTGCGGGTCCATCGTCCCGAGATCAGTTGTCATGTTCATTCCCCTGTACTGCGGTCAGCAGGTACAGCGGCGGGTCCATGTCCATGGGGACGGTGCGCGCCTGTACGTACGCCTCGGCCGGGTTCTCGGGGTCCAGCAGGACGTGACCCTCGGCGTTGGTCCGGTACTCCTCGAAGTCGATGACCCAGATGCCGTCGGAGTTCTCGCGGATGATGACCTCGCTGTCGGCGGGAACGAGGTTGGCGTTCACCCCGTTCAGACCGAGCCAGCCCCTGATCTCACCCCGGCGCAGCTCCGGAGTCTGCTTCCAGAGCGTGCCGTTGGTGACGATCCAGGTGGTCATCCGTCGTCCTCGGACGAACCAAGGGCCGCCTTGGTGACGTCCTCGGTGGCGTTGATCATCGCGATCAGGCTGCTGATCTCGCTGCCGATCTGGTCGGCCTCGACGGAGAGGCGGACCTGCGCGTCCAGACCCAGGTACTTGGACCGGCGCTCCTTGATCTTCAGGATGCGGTCGAGCGTCTCCAGGACGAAGCGTTCGTCCTGGACGACCTGGCCCTCGACCATGATCACGCGGCCCTGCTGGACCAGCACGTGCTCGCGCCGGAGCTGCCCCCAGAGGTGGCGCTCCATCTCGTCGAGGGACTGGAGTTCCTGGAGCTTCGTCTCATCCGCCGTGAAGCGGTAGACGGCGGTCAGTCCGCGCCGGATGGCGGTCACCGCGCGGCGGGCGTCCGGGAGTCCGGTCTCGCGGTCGGTGAGGTTGAGGATCTCGGCGATCTCGTCGGGGCTGTGCCCGATGGCCGAAAGTCGTGAGGCTTCCCGGTCCCGCTTCCAGTTGTGGTAGGCGGGGTAGTCGTCGGGTCGCTGCTCGGGGAAGAACTCCTCGTTGCCCTGGAACGCGGGCAGATTGTCGTCAGTCATACGGTCCTGCCGAGGTGGCCGTTTTCGGGCAAAAGAAAACGCCCACACGGTCACCGTGCAGGCGTTTTGCATCCCCTGGAGAAAGGAGCGCGCCGACACCGGGGGGTGGTGTCAGCGTGTCCGGATTCCAGTATACGGTCGCTATACGTTTTATAAATAAAGTACCTCATGTGTGGTGCGGGTCACATCAGTTACTGACAGGTAGAACGGTTGTTCGACCTCTATGAGGGTTGCCTTCGGAAATGAAAAAATTTCCTGTAGATTCTTCCCTTGGCCAAAGCTCGCGGGTATACCTTCGGGTGCATCTGAATACATGTCGACTTTGGAGAGCGTGTGACCGTGACCGATATCTACACCAACGTCCCTGACGACGAGGATGTCCTGGAAGTCCTTCTGACGCCCCGTGAAGCGGCGGGTGTTCTCGGCGTCACCACGCGCACGCTGAACATCTACGCCGACAGTGGCCGGTTGCGCTGCACCAAGACGGCGGGCGGGCACCGGCGTTACTTCGCTTCCTCGATCCGTCTCGCGCACGAGGGTCAGTGGGAGAGTGCGGGCAAGGAGCCGACCGTGGGCGACTTGCTTCCGGAAGAGAAGCACGTCATTGTCCGCGAGGACTGACATCCCCCGGCGGCCCCGTCTGCTCGACCTCTTCTGCGGTCAGTGCGGCGCTGGTTGGGGGTACCACCTCGCCGGGTTCGATGTGACCGGCGTGGACATCCGCCCCATGGAACTCGTCCCGCCGGACATCCGGTTCGTGCACGGGGACGCCATCGAGTACCTGCGTGCCCACGGGCACGAGTACGACTACATCCACGCGTCCCCCGTGTGCCGCGCGCACACCGTCGCCCGCAACTCGGCCCCGGTCCGGTACCAGCACACCGACTACATCCCGCCGTTGCGTGCCGCCCTCGCCGCTCTGTGGGCCGACGGGCACCACATTCCGTACGTCATCGAGAACGTGATCGGCGCTCCGCTGATCGACCCCGTCATGCTGTGCGGCGCGATGTTCGGACTACCCACTTACCGGCACAGGATTTTCGAGTTCGGTGGTGTGCCCCGCCCCGACTCCCCAGCGCACCCTCTCCACGTCGCCCGCACCGCGCCCATGGGACGCAAGCCGCGACCGGGGGAGTTCTGGTCGATCGCGGGGAACTTCTCCGGCGTGGACGAGGCAGCCCAGGCGATGGGGATGCCATGGGCGAACCAGGACGGGGTGCGTCAGGCCATACCACCCGCGTACACCTGGTGGGTGGGAAATCATCTGATGCACCAACACCGCTTTCGTCGATGCAGAAAAATCGCTAAAGTGGTTGCATGACAGCCAAGCCCCCTCGGGTGCGTAAAAATGTGTCCCTGACCAGCGAAGATCTGGACGACCTCACCGAGCTGAAGGCCGGAGACAGCACCAAGGCTCAAGCCTTCACCGCGCTCACCGGCCTGCGAATCGGGGCGCGCACCTCGGAATCCGAAGTGCTGCACGGACTGATCGACCTCGGCCGCTCCCTGCTGCGAGAGAAGGAACTCGACCTCGCCTACAAGCGGGCCGCCGAGGTGGACGCGGCAGACCCGGAACGGCTGAAGTGGCGCGCGTGTATGCGCAGGAACCGCGTCCGGCACGTCACGGACGGGAACCCCGCGTGAACATCACCCTGGTCCGCGCGGTGCAGACGTCCATGGGTCTTCCTTCGTCGTGGAACGCCTGGGACACGAACGGTCAGTACTACTATTTGCGCTACCGTCGTTCCCGTGGAACCGTCCACTCCTTCCCCGACGAGGACTACACCCAGTGGAGTTGGGACGACTGGCACAACCCCGTCGCCCGCTTCGAGTACGGCAACCCCATGAGCGGCGTCATCACCTTCGACCAGTTCTGCCGACTCGCCGGACTCGCGGTCGCCCCCATGATCGAGTACGAATGCTGCGGCCGGTACTTCAACGGCCACATCGAAGACATCCTGAAGGAAATCGGCAAGCTGTGAGCATCATCGAAGCCCGGTACGGCCACATCTACCGGCTGTGCCTCGACCAGGATGTCACCGTGCTCGGCATCATCGTGTCCAACGACAGGCTGAACGCGCTCTACGACGAGTACATCACCGCGCAGGTGGCGACCAGCAAGGAACACGACGGGACCGCTGGAGCCGTCCGGCTCAACCCCGGTGACCCCGCTTTCGGTTACATCATCTGCCGGGACATCGGCATGGTGCTTCAGGAAGAGCTGAAGGAAGACCTCGGCCCGGTGAGTCTGGAGACCCGGGTCGAAATGGAGCAGGCCCTGCGCCGAGTACTGGGCCCGTAGCGAAGGAGACACGATGGAAGACGGCCCCGCCCCCGAGGGGAGAGAGTCGAAGTACCGGCGGATCGTTCGGCATTTCGAACAGGCCATCGACTGCGGCGACCTGATGCCCGGCCAGAAGGTGCCCCCTGTGCCGAGGATCGCCGAGACGTTCGACGTGGCCGGGGAGACGGCGGCCAGGGCGGTCCGGGAGCTGCGGGACAACGGGTACGTCCACACCACCGCGCACGGCACGTTCGTCCTCGACCGCATGAGGGTCGGCGTCGAGGTGCTGCCGTACTTACACCCGACCGGCTGCCGCTCCACGATCCACTGCGCCAACTTCGGTTTCTGTCACCGCTGTTCGCCGGAGCTGGCGCGGGCCTCCTCCTTCGCGCTCCTGGCGCTGAAGGAGGTGGGCCGGGAGTGGGACGGAGGGCTGTACGAGAAGGTGATGGTGACGATTCGCGACGGTATGGGCGATATGTCGGAATCTTCTAGAGGGTCGTAGAGGGTGCAAAAATTTCGCGGGACCGCGCGCCAGGACCCCCGCTCATTTGAGCAAACTCCTGCTCGTATGAGCGCTCACATGAGCACCCCCTCCGCTCACATGAGCACCGCTCATATGAGCACCACCCCTCTCACGTGAGCGCTCACATGAGCGCACGCCGGCTCACTTGGTGTCAACGCCGGTTGACGCTCAGTTGAGCATGGGTGTGCTCACATGCGTGTGACGCACGTCACACCGTTTTATCTCGACGTCAAGACACTTCCGGCC